CGTTGGCGAGCCCGAGGGCCGCGAGCCTTGACCTGCGAGCCTTGAGCCTCGCATCGATGCCGGTCTGAGTGATGCCCTGCCGGTACCACTGGAGCACGCCGGCCTGCAACCGTTTACCAACGTCCATGCCTCGCGCCCTGAGCCTGTCCATCACCTCCTGCTTGCCGGGGTCGCAGACCGTGATGTCATAGTCCAGGGCGATCCACTCGTCCAGCAGCCGAGGGCTTCGCGGCGTGAAGGGCAGGGTCTTCACCAGCCACAGCTCCACCGGTTCCGTGACACGCACCATGTGCCGGTAGGCCCCGTACCATGCCCCCGATGCCATACGCCTCACCCATTCCACGGTGACGTGCTCGGCGTCCGAGCCCGGCATCATGGCCTTGGCCAGTGCGTCGAAGTCCAGCACCACGGCCCCCGGTTGCCGGTGCATGTCAACATACGTTGACTTACCGCCAGCCGGAGGGCCGATGACCGCGTGGATAAGCGCGCCATACCCGTTAAGCGTCCGGTCGCCCCGAAGCGAGTTGCAGTGCTTGCACGCGCGGCGAAGGTTCGCCGGCACGGTGGGCCCGCCCGCGATATGCGGCACGATGTGGTCCGTGGTGTCGCTGTGGTTCGTGCAGCCGGGCATCCCCAGCCAGCAGTCGTTGCCCCACCGCTCGATGACCTCGGCCGAGACGGCTGGCGGCACACGTTGCCTATCCCTTCTGCCCGGCATGGCGCCACCTTTCCACCTCGGCGCTCTCGTACCGGACCAGCCTCGTGCCCGGCCAGCGCGTCCAACGCGGCCCCTTGCCCACTTCCTGCCGCCACTTGCGCACCGTATCCGGCTTCACATGCAACAGTTCGGCCACCTCGGCCGTCGTCAAATACCCCATCATCCCTCCTAGAGCAAACTCATGCGAGACTGCATCTGCACGGTCGGCTGAGCCGCCTCGGCCCTGCGCCTGAATACGCTTACCTGCCCCTGCGCCCACAAATCGAACTGGCGTGCGTCCAACGTCCACGCGCCGCCCAGACGACGCACTCCCATGGCCGGCCAGTCGCCGCCCAATGCGGCCAGTTCTATGTCGTTGCGCAGGTGCAGGACCTTCAACACGCGCATCGAATCGGGCAACCCCGTATGCTGTTCGTCGGCAAGGGCGTTGATGGACAGCCTGAAGCCCTCCAGCAGTTCGG